TATCTTTAGTCCCGTCGATATGATGAACTACGCGCCCCTTGTTTGGACAAAGTTGGCATTCGCCATTGGCTTCTGCTATTACAATTAGACGTGCTTTCTTCAAAATGTGATGATTCTTATAACCTGACATACGTGGATTATACAGGAATCAAACGTAAAGTCAAACTAAAATCTAATATTGTTGAAAATATGACGATTAGATTAGCTAATGTCACTATTAAAAAATATAAGCACCGTAAACCTTGACGGTATCGCATCTTACAAATACTTTCACAATCTCGGCATTTTGTTTTAGACAGCACCGGGGCAATGTGTTACTTTGTAATTATGTTTAAGAGCAATCGCATCACACTGATAAAAAATCCGTCGCCGGGGGTCTTCACACCTTCGCGGTTGCTCGCCTGGCTGGGCCTTCGGCGGCGGTTTTTACTGAGGTGATATAATGAAAACAATATCAGTTGAAGATTTCACAAAACAAGCTATTGAATTGTATGGCGAGAAACGGAGAAACTGGAAATTCAAATGCCCTCGATGTGGAACGGTTCAAAGTGGGCAAGATTTCCTTGATGCGGACATTAAACCTGATGTCGCGGAGGGCTTTATCGGTTTTTCTTGCATCGGCCGAGTCGTGAACGGCAAAGGTTGTGACTGGACGCTGGGTGGATTGTTCCTATTACATAAACTGGAAATAGTCGATGATGCAGGAAAAAAACATCCACATTTTGAATTGGCTCAACCTGAAAGTGCTACGATAAAGTAACTCAAGGACGGCCTGGGCCTTCGGCGGCGGTACTTTTGAAAGGAGAATGAGTAGAATGGCAACGCTAATAAAAGGCAAGCATTTGCAGCCGTTTTCACTGTTTCCTGCAAAGCCTGGGACTTGCCCTGAATGTGCAGTTGCTCACGAACCAGAGCTACCGCACAATCAGCAATCGTTATTTTATCAATACAGTTTTTACAATGAACATGGAGTTTGGCCAACATGGGGTGACGCAATGGCGCATTGTAATGAAGAAATGAAAGAATTTTGGAAATCCGAATTGCAAGCGGTGGGTATTGAGGACAGTGCATTTGAGTTAAGCGTAACTGCTACTGGAACATAACCCACGGCGGCGGTACTTATTGAGGTGATATAATGTGCATGGGAACACAACTAAGCAAAGCAGAGCTAAAAAAGTATATCGAGGCCCGGACAAAAGACGGTGCAATCCTCGTGTGGAAAGTGGTTCAGGAATGCAATGGCCATTACGTAGGGCCAATAGAAAACACAGTCTATGGCGATTATGTTCGGCAACCCGGTCGTGGGGGGTCGTCATATACAGCCGTTCACGCTTTTCGTAATCGGGCATCTGCTGTAAGGTGGGTAATCGGCGACGAGATAGTAGTCCAATGCCGAATCAAGCCTGAGTGGATTAGAGCCATTGGTGGGGAGTTGTTCGGCTTTCGTAAGGGTCAGTTAGCCACAATCACGGCAAGGTTTATGGTAATGCCGGAGTATCCCAAAAAAACAGTGAGCCTGGAACGGTTCCGTAAAATCTGCAAAGAGAGTAACATATAACAGATAAATAACTCACGGATGGCCTGTGCCCCAGGGACGGGGCTCTTTTGAGGTGATATAATGGATTACTTTGCATTGGCAAAACGACAGATAGAGCAGCACGTCAAAGCTATGGGCTACGCCCAGCCCAAGCCGAGCAAGGGCGACGTTCTCGCCGAGGCCATTGACAACGAACCTGTGCCGCCAAAGCTATTAAAGGATACCGAAGATGAGACAGAGCCGAGGTAAACGCAAAGACGGCAAGGGATGGGTGAAGGGGTGGTATGTATTCTGTCGCTCTCATCATTACATTCTACCAAACTATAGTGAAAAAGGAGGTTTTGATGAACGATGGCCCTTTGAAAGAGCCTCTACTAAGTATGGTTGGTTTGAGGTCATCCCCGACACCGTAGGCGAAAGCACGGGCCTCAAGATACAAGGCCAAGAACTGTTTGGGGGTGATAAAGTTGAAGGAACGCAATCTGAACAACAAGGCAACGGAAGCTCCTTCAAAATAACAGGTGTAGTTAAGTGGCGTTCAGGTGGATTTGAGTTATTCGGTAAACCCTTACAAAAATTTACATGGCTTGATGATAAGGAAATTCGAGACATTCACTGGACAGATCCGGGACATTTGAATATCCCGGATATTGGCCGCAAAATAACCAACATGAAAATCATCGGCAACGTGCATGAGGACAAACCAGAGCTACTGGAGCAGGACAATGGCTAAAACTAAGCAAGTAAAATGCACAGCGAAAAAGGTTCTTTACGATGTAACCGTAGAAGCCGACTTATCTGCTATGTGTTGGTTTTCACGTAGTGCAAGCATGGAACAACGAGCTAAGGATTTAGAGCGTGCCGTTAAGGATTTCAAGGAGTTTCTCCGTGACCATCGTTCCCAAGATATGATTAGCTTGGACGTCCAACGACGAGTAGAATTAGTATGCTCCGCGTGCGGCAATCTATGGGAAATCGACGAAACAGACGAATCTAACCCATATTGTATGCACTGCGGAGCAATTGTGGAGCAGAACAATGGCTAAAGAATACATATGCCCTGGATGCGAAACGGAATGGGATGATCCAGTAACTTGCCCTAACTGTGGATTCATTAGTTGTAAAACTTGCGGCGAAGAAGTTATGCTAACTGCCGATTATGAACGCGACAAAGCAATTAACATGCGTGACGACGAGCTTGAAGAAAGGAGAAATAGTAATGGCCAAGGCTGAAAAACCGGACACCCAAATCGTGAGGCGGTCAATTGAGGCAAATGGACGCGGGCTTGCGTTGCGCTCGATGGATGATATGTACCGCTTTTCGCAGTATGTTGCCGCAAGTGGGCTCGCACCGCGAAGTTTCGATACGCCTGAAAAAGTGATGATTGCCGTCCAGTCCGGAGCCGAGATGGGTATGACGCCTATGCGGTCCTTGGGCTCGATATGCGTTATCAACGGGCAGGCAAGACTTTACGGCGATGCCCCCTTAGCACTGGTGCGTCAGAGCGGGCTCATGGAATCTATTGTCGAGACGCTTGAGGGCGAAGGTGACGATCTTACTGCCGTCTGCGTTGTCAAGCGACGAGAAGATCCCGAATCCATCACAAGGCGGTTTTCGGTGAAAGATGCTATGCTTGCGAAATTATGGGCAAAGTCCGGGCCGTGGAGCATGTACCCTAAGCGTATGCTGCAAATGCGGGCTCGGTCGCTGGCCTTGCGGGATGTATTCCCCGACTGTTTTGCGGGGGCGACGATTGCCGAAGAATATGCCGGAGTGGAAGATGAAGAAACGGCGCCGAAAAGTGCCGCATTACTCACCGAGGACAAGCCTACGAAACAGGTCGATAGCACACAAGAGGATATGGAGAATATGACGGAAGGCTGGACGCCGGAAGACTTGCCGGTCGATTTACCACCGGAGAAAACAAAGAAACAAAAGAAGGCAAAGGAAACAGTGACGGAAGCGGATGTACCCGATGCCAACGCAGGGGACGAGAGGAAACCGGATAAACCCGGCTGGCATTGCAATAGTTGCGGCAAGGATTTCTACGTACCGCTCAATGGCGAACAGTGCAGCAAGTGCCTACGCAAGGATTGTTTCGAGAAAATCGAGGAGCCTAAAGATGAAACTCACAAAGAAGAAACTGAAAACTCTGTGTGATGGCCTCCGAACCACGCATGAACGATGGCGGATAGAGGGCCTCGCATGGGCATTGAAGAAATTGAAGAAAGGGTACAAATGAGACCTAAGCCGGGAATCTATCCAGGTGTGCCGTTCCCTGAGTATCAGTCATGGGAAGCGATTAACAACAGCGTACTCCGCAAGATCAGTAAACAGAGTGCCGCACACGCTAAGGAATACATGGACAACCCGCCGCCGCCTACAGCGGCAATGTCGTTCGGTTCGGCCTTACACGCAAGGATTTTGGAGTGCGATACATTTCCTGAGCGCTACCTCGTCGCCCCGAAATGCGATAGGCGGACGAAAGCGGGAAAAGAGACGTATGCAGCTTTCCAGGATGCCGCCGGCGACAAAACAATCCTGACGGATGCGGATTACGCGACCATCCAGAGCATCGCAGCCGAGATCGAGAAGCACAAGGTTATAAAGTTCGTCCAAGACGGCGCTTCTGAGGTCTGTATCGTCTGGACAGACAAAAAGACAGGTATTCTCTGTAAGGCCCGGCTTGACTACATCCACGCCGAACGGGCGATAATGGTCGATATTAAATCGACAAAAAGTGCCGAGGCCGGGGAATTCGCCCGATCAGTATGGAATTACGATTATCATCAGCAATTCGCCTTTTACGCCTCTGGATGGGAGGCGGCTGCTGGTGATTTCCCGACGTGCGTTATCGTCGCTTGCGAAAAAGAACCGCCGTTTGCCCTGGCAGTCTATGAACTCCACGAAGATATTATGAGAGCGGGCAAGAACGCTTGGGAGAACGCCCTAAAAATCTACGCCGAGTGCGTCAAAACGGGGATTTGGCCTGGATTCTATGATGGCCCACAGATATTGAACCTGCCGAAATGGGCTCTTGAAAAGGCTGGCGTCGGCCCTCATAATTTAGATTTATAACTGGAGAACTAATGGCAACGATTAAGCAGACTGAATTACAGCATTCGGATATATGGACCGGTCGTTATCGCGGTATTACATTCAAAATCAAGCGATGGCGATGGAGTGCTGAGAGTAAGGATAATTGGGCCTACTACCTTTACGTGAATGAGCAACAATTCCCGAAAAGTGAGCGTGATGCGTATATCATATCGCCCACAAAAGACACGAAAGGCCGCTTGCGATATGATTATATGAATTGCGGATGGAACAATATAGATGCACACGGTGGCTGGACATTTTACGAGAGGTCCGGCGGCTATCTCGATACGCCGTGTGGTATAAAAATCGGCTGCGACTACGGACATTGCTTTGATGAAGGATGCCGTTATGATGAAAAGGAGATACTTGTTGAAGTCCAGCGATCTATCGATCAACTACACAATGCAGTAACCGGCTTCATGGTATGGAGTGAAATGGACGGCAATTACCGAACGGAAGCGGAGACCGAAACCTTCAATGCGGAATATCGAAAAAAGCGAAATCGGTCAAACAATAAATAACATAAGGCGGGCGGCTGGCCGAACGGATTGCGCTGCGGTAATGCCGGACCTGTCGTATAGGCCGCGAAGGATCGCCCCGCCTTGCTCTTTTTAAGGAAAGGATAAGCAATGGCTAAAAAAGCAGTACCGAAGCACAACGGTTCCGGCAGAGGAACAAGAGCGAATCAAGGCAGGGGAGGCTGTAAGACAACCCGCACGACGGGGCGGGGGCGGAAAAAGTAGAGAACGGGGCGGCTACGGTTAGGTGGCGTACGACACGCAGGATCGTCCCCTGCCCGCCCCGCCTTGCTCTTTGAAATATTCGAGCATTCGCAAAACACTACGATAAAAGCGAAATAGCCTTTGGCGGCTCGTTGCCGCGTGGATTGCTCGATATATTAGGCGGCGCTGGGAATGGATTTGCGTGACCAGCGGACATGGATGTCCTTAGTCGCCGTTTTTTGAGAATGGAGTAAAACATGGCTAAACCTGTTCGCTACAAAGAAATATATATCTCCGTAATAGGGCCTCGGAAACCACCCGGCATACCGGTAAGGCAGCCACAAGTGCATTTTTACGGCAAGACGTACACAGGCTCAGAGTTCCTGGTTCGCGTCGCACAGAATCCATCGGTCGAAGGGGTTGCACTTATATTCTCAGCGTTAAAAGAGACTTACGTCTAAAAAGGAGTAAAGAAATGACTAATAAAGAGAAACTTGCAGAAGCGATACAACTACTCGAAGATTTCGGTGCTTTGATTCCGGAACGCAATAAAGCCATTACGCTTCTCCGCTCGATGCAGCCAGCCGAGCCGGTGTGCGAGACGTGCAATGAACTTTGTCAAAATATAGATCAGAGTATTAGTCAGACACTTGACGGTAATCGTGCGCCTGCCGAATGGCAAGAAGGATACCGAGATGGAGCAGATACAGCTAAGGAAATTATAATAAAATCGTTTCCTGACTGCCAGCCGCCGAAGGCCGAAATCGAGGATGTTCCTCATTTACGGCCAGAGGAGCAAACAACTATCGCCGATGCGATGTCAGCCGAGCCGGTGTGTCCAAATTGCGGAGTTACAGGCGATGCTGCAAAATTCCCGCACAGTTGCAAGCAGCCGCCGAAGGCCGATGCCGGGGAGTTTGATACCAAAGAAACGCGGCGGCTGGCAAAAACAGATTTGGGCTTGAACGCTTTTTGGGCTAGAGGTAAGTTACTATATGCTCTTCATTACATCGACCGCCTCGAAACCAACGTAGAAGATCGTCGGACTGTATGCAATACAATTCTCTTGAGTACCGATGACCGAGAAAAGGAACTAAGGTCTGAAATCGAGCGCCTCGAAGCTGAGCTTGCTACAACAAAACTACAACTGAGTATCAAAACAGACTCATGCAAACTTTTTGAGGTTATGATTACCCACGCTGATAAACCAAAGCCGAAGGCCGAGGCTATAAACAATCTGGAAGTAATTGACGACCTAATGTCCGAATGCGATGCAACACGCGCCCGCATCGCCGCTCTTGAAGCTGAGAGAGACAGGCTTTCGACCGAAGTTGCCGAACTCCGTTGCCAGCGAGAGAACCGGAAAAATCGCCATGAAGCGGAGCGGGATAGGCTTATTGAACAGCGGGATAGGCTTATTAAGCAAGTGGCGGGGTTGCAAGGGCTGCGCCGCAAAGACGAAGCCCGCATCAAGGAGCTTGAAGATGAGTAACTACGAGACTTTGCCAGTATCAGAGGTTGTGAGGAGATTAAAGTTTTGGAGAGACCATCCTCATAGTGGATTGCCGAGTTATCTCGAACAAGCTATTGCGGTTCTGGAACGTCAAGAGGCCGAGATCAAAGAGCTCAAAAAGCAAAACGCCGAATTCCGCGATTCGACCAAAGCACCGTCTGGTGTGCAGGCGCTTGAGCAAGCCGCAAAGATAGCGGCAAAAACCGGCAAGCAATCGGACTTGAAAAAGTATCTCCAACTGAGACGGGAGCATTTCTGATAAGACAGGAACACAAAAATATTTGGACGTGGGGAAAATTCGACGGTGTGAAATACCACTTTAAGTCTGAAGCCGAGTACCGGTGGGCCTGCTACCTGCAATTCCTCAAAGAACACGGCGAGATTCGGGCCTGGTATTACGAGCATACGGAATTCATTTTCCAAGACGTCGAAACCGCCCCTGTCCAGTACACACCGGATTTTCAGGTAATCGACAAGGACGGAATCGAGTTCTATCAAGAATATAAAGGGGTGCTGGACGGTAAGGCTATCAGGCGGTTTCAAAGAATGCACGAACATTTCCCGGAAGTTATCATGGAGCTTATCTTGCCCCGAATCAATAAGCGCGGCGGCCAGGTGAACCGTCGCGGCTTCGCACTGAAATATTGCCGCCGCATAATTCCAGCCAATACTATATTCAGGGAACTCGGCAAGCTATTGAGGGATATGCAGGAATTTCACAAAGGATGAATGATTATGAAAGAAACCATTGAGTCTGAGAACGCAAAACTCAAGGAATTTGCCCGTAGCATCATCAGTATTAGCGATCCAGACGGCGGGGATGTTCAAGAGTTAGCCATAAAATCCGGCCTCATCGAGATTCATATTGCCACAGCCGAAGATGTTGATGATGAATTTGACGATTTCGAGCCCGGCGATGAGATATACATAAACTCAGCGATCTTGAAAGAAGAACCACCTCTCGTAACCCCAAAGGCTAAAATCTCGGCGATGTGCATTGCGTGGTATGCCCTGTGCGTCGTGGTCGGATGGGCCGCTATTTGGTTTGGAATATGGCTCGTGTCGAGGATATTCTAAAATTATTCTGTGGCCTCGGCGATAGCGGCTTTGAGCAGTTTAATTTGCAATTCAATAGCAATAACCCACAGCTTTGCCTCGGTACTGTCGAATGTCTTGATTGATTTTAGTAGTTCCGTGAGCATTATCACTTCTTTCTTGCACGCGGCCAGCAGCTTCGGGGCTGCGGCGATGAGCTTGGCGTTGGCCTCAATAGAGTCTTTGGCTCCATCGGCATAGATGACAGCGATTAGTGTTCCATGCCCATTTTTGCCCCAGACAGCAGTTTTGCCGTTAAAAAGATTTGGGTCTGTTTGAATACCCCAAGGCCCCGGTGTGTGTTCAGTTTTCATGTTTTCACCTCAAAAGTTAGGCACAATTGCCAAGGCCCCGGGCGGAGTCGAACCGCGAGCCGGGCGGGGCTGTAAAGTCACACTTTCTTATTCTTAGGTTGAGCATCGAGAATTTCTTGGGTGAGTTTGTCGAGGTTGTATTCCTGTTGTTCAGGGCCGCTGTGATGTTTGCGTCCGACGATTTCCCAATCCTTGATGATGTAAACGCCGTTGTCGCCGTTATCGCAGTCAAGGTGGTTGATGGTATCAATGCCTAGACTACCTCCACCTCCCAAATAGTTGCCGATTACTTGGCAGAGACGAGCCCAGCCGTAACAATCAGATTCTGGTGTTCGATGTCCCAGTTTCTTACAGGCAGCAAGAAAGGCTTCGACGCTATCGCGTCCGCCGTTCCAGTGAAGGTAAACTCCGATTCTTTCTTCATTGGTTGTAATTACAGCACGATTTCCCATAGTATCACCTCAAATAAAGACCCAGCGACGGACTGAGCTTTGGCAAGAGTGCCCGCCGCCAGGTCTAATAAACAGTTTGGAGTTGCCAAAACTCATGATTATATTATCTGATCTTTCGCCTGCAAAGTAAAGAAAATAATTGCCAGAATCTATGTTTCGGAAAAGATAATTGACGGGCTCGATGTAAGCTGTGGCTATAACAGTAGTTACGCAACGGCAATGCAAGAGGAAATTCACAAATAAATTATTCGCTGAGGTGATTTTATATTTGACAGCCTGAGTTTCAAGCGTTATTCTGGCGTACTGATAGTTAGCTGAAGCAAACTAAAGAGGTATTATAATGCGTTAAATACTATTGTCGGGCCTGCGTGGTTCGGCATCGGCGAAACACGCTTTTCGCCGAACACTACTGGGGGCCGTGTTATCGGTCCTGCGGCGAAAATACGACGTTCCAAGTGGTTTAACAGCCCAAAAGTGAACTTACAAGCTGCGGTGTCTTGGCAACAAGCCCCCCAGTGCCAAAAACAATAGGGCTAAGTTGTGTAACTTTCGACGGTAACACAACTTAACCCTTCCTTACAATTGAAGATTATGTGTAGAACACAAGAAACACCAGTTATAATCAGGCGACAGCAATTCCGATTTGGACAATCAATTGCTGCCGTCTGTTTTTTTATGTCCAAATTGGATTCTGTAGTCCTATCCCTTCAAACGAGCCTGCGGGCAGGATAGGGGCAATACCGGCGGCGTAGTAGGCTGGTAGTGAATAGCGGTTATAGATGGCGGTCTCGACTGAAACCCCGGATCGTCCCGTTCTTTGAGAATGTAAGAGAATTTGTCTGCTACTTGGGCTCCGCGATACCAAAAGCCCGCCAAAAGGCTGAAACAGGCAAAGGAAGCCGAAGCGACTTCAAGGTTCAATGAGGCTTGTTTTCCCCCTTTTTTTGGGGGAAACTCTCACAATTGCTTTAGGTTAATGAGAATGGTTACAGTAACAGATGAGCTTATGCAGAGGGGTATGAGTAAGAATGGTGCTTGGAGCAGAAAACAGTTAGATGCTTTAGGTGTGGGTGATACAGCTTGGAATAAAGGCTGGAAGCGTAGGCTGATGGGTACTACTATAACAACTGAGCAGAAAAATGAGTTTTTGGCTTTGAAGGATGCTCACTTGAAAAAAAAACGTCGAATTTTGGAGCCGGTGTTATTTTGAGCAAGAAATACGAATACGAATGCCGAAGATGTGGCAAGGTCCACCGAACCGATGATGAGGAAACCGGTGATCGGATTTGCGATAGGTGCGGCGAATTGACAGGCAAGCAGGTGAATCGAGGCCAAAAATGACGGTAACTCTTGTGAAATAGGGTAGTTAGGTAGGCCCTACTCAATATAAACAGCTTAGGATCGAAATGGAAAGCGAAGAAAAGCCAAAACGATTCAAAATCAGCTATGCAATAGGTTTTGGTCTTTCAGAATCATTCGAGCAAGAAATTGAGGATCGGATGATAGAGTTGGGCTATATGCCGATCGCTCGGCGTATAGATATTATGACTGATGTGCGCGACTTATGCTTTGAACTAAAGGACTGAAGGCTAATGGTATCAGGGATACTGATAGGCACAGCGATTGGCGCAGTCCTGGTAATAGCCGTCTTTGCCGTAATTGGCCAGTATCTGATAGAGCACGAGGTGTTTTAGATGGCAGGCGGTAGGCCACCAAAATATAAAGCAGAGTATGACGAGCAGGCATACAAGCTCTGCCTATTGGGTGCAACAGACGAGGAATTGGGTAATTTCTTCGAGGTTGACGAGCGCACGATAAATAGATGGAAGAAGACACATCCAAAATTTTGTCAGTCCCTAAAAAAAGGCAAGGTGGTTGCGGACGCAGAAGTAGCCGAGAGCCTATTCAAGAGGGCCTGTGGCTACGAGCATCCCGAAGATAAGATATTTGTACGCGGTAATACGACAACCGGCAAAGATGGGGTTCAAACAGAAAGAAGCGAGGTTGTACGGGTTGGCACGGTCAAGCATTATCCACCTGATACGGCTGCGGCGTTTATATGGTTGAAGAATCGGGCAGGGTGGAAAGATAAACAAGAGGTTGAAATTGAAGCTAGTAAGAGTGTTAATGATCTTCGGGAGTTTCTGCTTGGTAGAAACAGCGACAATACCCCGAACCAAGGCTGACGCCGCCATGTGTTTAGAGGATAAGCAATGGCGGAAGAACAACCTCTATACAGTTGTCAATGAGGCTGGCGAGCGGGTTCCGTACCGACAAAGGCAAGTCCAAAAGACCCTTGATGAGGCACGGCACGGCTGCGATGTCATTCTCAAATCCCGACAACATGGAATCACGACCGAGGCTTGTATTGATATGCTGGACGACTGCATGTTCATACCTGACCTTCAGTGCGGTATCGTCGCTCACACAAAGATCGACGCCCAAGAAATATTCCAAACTAAGATCAAAACGCCTTATGAGGCAATGCCCGAGTTTTTGCGGAAATGGAATCCGGCTATCAAATGTGATGGCGGGCACTTGAGGCTTGCCAACGGCTCGTCGATACGAGTAGCGGTGTCTTTCCGATCGGCCACGACTCACAGACTCCATATCTCGGAGTTGGGCAAGATTTGTGCGAAATATCCCAAGCGGGCAATTGAGATCAAGACTGGGACGATGCCTTCAGTACACCCGCAGTTAGGTGGGCGAATAACGGTCGAGAGTACAGCCGAGGGTGCGGCGGGATTGTTTTATGACCTATGCACACAATCTGAGGCTGAAACGGCACAGGCGAAGGCGGCGGGGCGTAAACTCAACCCACGGCAATACAAATTCCATTTCTTCGCCTGGTGGCAAGACCCAAAGAACAGAGTGGAGCCGTTAGGTATTACGATAAGCGATGAGACCGGGCGATACTTGGACGGTTTAGCGGTTAAGGCTATCGAGTTAGATGCCGAGCAGCGGGCTTGGTATGCGATTACGAAGGACGGATCGAACGGCCTCGGCAAGGAAATGAAGCGGGAGCACCCAAGTACGGTGCAAGAGGCATTTGAGCAGTCTGTCCACGGTGCTGTATTTGGCGATGAGTTGGAATTGATGAGGAATGAAGGTAGAATCGGCTTTTATCCTTACGACCAGCGGATCAAAGTTTACACATTCTGGGACCTGGGTTATCGGGATGCAACGGCTGTGCTGTTCGTGCAGTTTATTCAAGACGAGATCAGGATAGTCGAGTGCTATCACATGGTTGGCCGGGGCGCTCCGTACCATGCCGCACAGATATTAGGCAAGGACTACGGTTACGACCACGATCATCTATCTCATTACGGGCCGCACGATGTAATGAACCACGAAAAGGGTACTGGGATTGTACTGAAAGATACGTATGGCAGTTTAGGTGTGAAATTCGGGGTCGTAGACCGGCCAAGGAGGAAGGTGGACGGCATACAGGCGATCCGGGACATATTGAATAAAGTTCGGATAAACGCTAAGGCTTGCCCGGCTCTAGTTAAGGCCCTGGCATTTTATAGATACGAATGGGACGAAGATGACGTACAGTTTAGTAAGGACCCCATTGACGACTGGACGAACGATGCGATTGATGCGCTGCAGACAATGGCCTTACAGTACCGTTTTGGCACTATCGGCGGTCGAAGGCTTGGCTACCCGATAGCCTTACCGGTATCGGGCGGGGATAGGGAGGAGCGGTTTCAATTTAGCTTTGATAGGCGGAAGGGCAGGCGAGTATGAGCGGTGTAGTTGAAGAATCAATCAGTTTGGAAAAGAGCATATTCGGGATGAGCCCGACCGAGAGCCTAATGGGCGGGAAGCCGAAGAGTCCTGAACCATTAGCTCGTGCCGACCCAGCCCCATCCAAAGGCGAGAGCGAGGCGAGTGCCCAGGCCAGGTTCGCTACTGAGGAGCGTCGGAAGCGTCGGCTGCGCCTTAGTGCCAGCCGGTTAGGGAAGCCGCAATTAGGCATTATGAAGTTGGGGACGTAAGATGAAGAAAAGAAACGTTCTGATAGCCATTCTTGGGGTGTTGTTGGCCTTGGTGTGGCTATGGACTGGACTATAAGGAGCGAACATGGGCCAACTACGAATATATCCTCATAAAGCAAACGCGAGGGGTGATTGCGTGAAATGTGGCGATACTGTACGGTTCAACCATTTTGGGCCATCAACTTGCCCGATTCCTGATGATGAAGACGAATTGAGATGTGCTGATGTGGCAGAAGAATTAAAAGACATTAGGATGGCAATCGAATGAAGGCTAACACCAAGTCCATTTTGATATTACTGATAGTGCCGGTGCTGTTCGTGCTGGTGATTGTCGGGTACGAGTTGAACGCCAGGGCCGCTGAGGCCCGGTACACAGACGCATACCACCAAGGCTACACCGCCGGCGAGTTGTTTGCGGTTCAGAAGATATTCGATTGCAATGATGCTGATATTATTTACTATAACGACATTGATATTAGCTATTCCGACCCTAACGTGGACGTGATACGCTACAGTTTTGAAAAGGAGCCAACAGAATGAAAACAAGTAAAGCGGTAGTATTATTGTTTGTATGTTTGGCGATATGCTTGATTGTGGGCTCGATGAGCAGCATGAGCGATGCTGGCTCGGCCCCGCGCGACATTGAGGCTGAAGTAGTGGCCCGGACGATAGCCATGCTCCATGATCGCACAAGTGTCCTGGAGGACAACGCCAAGGTTCACGCTCAAGCCCTATTGGTTCAGCAACAGAAGATAGTTGCAATCGAGTCGGCAGTGGTTACACTATGGAAGTTGCACAACGATCCGAACCTGGGCCATTACGACCCGAATGAGGTGAAGGACGCTAATGAGGTGAAGAAATGACGCCTTGGTATGGCAAAGACGATGGTAAAGAGTTCGCACATTGCCCAGGTTGCGAAATCTGCGAGGAGCGGGAGCGGCGTGAACGGCGTGAACGCGAGCGAATAAGTGCCGAGGTAAAGGACGCCAATGAGGTAAAGGATGCTAATAGCACAAGCTGAATATGCAGAGGTGCGAATAGAAGAATATGACGATGCTTTCCGTGATACGCCAGGCATTTGCTGGCGCATGTTGGAATATCAGGCCCTTGAGGTTATTCATGTGATTACGAAAATAGTGATAACATTCAAGGTAGACTCGAACGGTCGTCAAATACGAGTATTTACATTTAAGGGTATTGCAAAGGATGCCAACGAGGCGAAGGAATGACCGACGAGGATTGGGATATATACATCGCATCTCTTAATGCACCGGAAGCGTGTGGTGCTTGTTCGTGCTGGTTTGATAATAAGTGCCGTTGCCTGGGACGTTGTGACAAAAAGCCCAACGAGGTAAAGGACGCCAATGAGGTGAAGGAATGACTTGCGGCAATTGTCAAGAGGAGTTAGATACAACTGGCGTCGAATTCGGCGGTGAGTTAAAATGCTCAGCGTGTGGTAAAATAAATGATTTGGCGTATGATACGGTTGTTGGATTGTATGTTGATGAGGTGAAGAAATGACGACATGGGGATTTGGTGTATTTATATTATCAGTTCTTGTATTTATAGTGGCGGTTATTTCTACATGGATGAGCGGCTATTACTGGGGCAGACGAATTGAAAGGAATATTGCGATAGAGATAGATGAGGCCGATGAGGTGAAGGAATGAATCGACGGACACTACTCAAGAGTTTAGCTACTCTGCCTTTCGTAGGCGGGTTATTTGGTGGTAAGGAGAAGGAAACTGAGAAGAATCTATTCTCGATTGAGGAAGGGGAAACATTGGACGTCTGGTTGGAAGTCTCTGATGCAGATGAGTTTGTAGGCCCATTAGCGGCTATGAGACGTGCAGAAGGTTTTGATAAGTGGTTTGGTCGTGAGGTGTTTAGAATATTAAACAAAGTGAGTAATTTATGACATAACCCCAAAAGACGGGCACGGCCGGGTAGCTCCCGGTTAGATGCCGGAAACCATCGAGCCTGACCGGGGGCCGCAGGGTAACACCTGCGGTCTTTTTCTTTTGGGTTGGAGAATAGAATGTTACTAAATGACCGTAAAATGTGGCCTGGCGGCTTAGGGCAGTTGAAGGCGAATACTTACCGCAACTACCCGCACCAGTTCGAGAGCTGGCGAGCTGCAAAAGAAGAATATCCGCAATGCCGGAAGTGTGGCCGGTCGCTATTGAGTGTTTCAAGGACAGGAATAGGATGCAAATAGCATGATAAAGCGTTTTACTCAGACATCAGTAAACGATGAAGGTTGGCCCAGCTTAGGCCGCGAAGAATCCTCATTGCGTAATATCAATTGTGCTATGAAAGTGCAGGGGTTTAGTCCCTCACGGCCTCCGCGTATTATCCGAAGCAAGGAATTCCGTACAGATCGCAATGGTACGCGATATCCCGTTGAAATAGTTGAAGTGAGTATGGTTGGGAGAAGCATAGCATGAAGCTAAAAGGCAGACATCGCCCAGTACAGACGCAGCACAAGGGCAATACGGTCGATATTGTTCCGACCGGCCTGAAGTTTCGGGGCTGTATGATTGCTGTATTGGTTCCACAGTCTTCGCTTCACAACCCATTAGAGATAGCTCAGGCATACGTCAAGGGGACGAATGAGTGCGTTAAGAAGGCCAAAGAGGTGAGCGTGCGGGATATGGTCCTGGTACAGGTTGAGGCGGCCAAAAAACTACAGGAGCAAATGGATGGGAACTAGATTTGAGGATATGACATTATACGACCGTGCCTGGGATCGTCAGGGCCGATTGGAGAGCATACGGACGCGCTGGGACGACGAGAGGGACGATGTAGTTGAATTGACCCGGCCCGACCTTTATCGCAAAGAGGACGAGCGTGGCCAATTCTTAGGGTCGTCTATAATGGAGGGCACGGCCCCCTGGGCGTTGCGGATAATGGCCTTGGGCTTTCAGGGTAGTCTCGTCAATCAGAACATGCAGTGGCGCGAATCTCAAATGGAGGACAAGCGATTCAAGGGCGTCGATGAAGTCAATAAATGGTTACAGGACGTGGACGAGGAGATGGGTTCCGACTACGCTCGGAGCAATTACTACGACATTCTACCGAAATACACACTGGACGGACTCAGTATAGGCTCTCCGGTCATGTTAAGCGAGCGCGACGACGATGAGATTATGGTTTACATCGTTCCCCATTACACCGAGAATTACCTGTGGCGCGATCAGTTCGGGAACGATTTGGGCTATCATCGCAAATATAAGATGACGGCTCTGCAGGCGATGCAGAAGTTCGGCAAAGATAACCTTAGTCAAGTTACGAGAACGGCCCTTGAGAACGGCAATCATTGGGACGAATTCACGTTTTTGCAGGTGATATATTCGAGTCGAGACCCGATTCTCCAGGGCATTAAGGACGAGCGGATTCCTAATAGCCCCTGGGTGCAGTTCTATTTTCAGGAGAATACGCAGGGCGACGAGGACAAGAAGGCCCTCAAGGCCGATAGATGGCGGACGAAGCCGTTTGCCGCCTGGCATTACTGGCGTGAAGGGTTTGAGACCTACTCCCGAACGCCTGCGACTTTCGCTATTCACGATATTAAGGGCGGCCAGCAGCAGTGGGAGTCGATGCACATAGCATCTGAAAAGACGGTACGGCCCGCCTGGTGGCTGGATGAAGCAATGCGAGGGATATTGAGTTTCCTACCGGATGCGAAAAACTACGCTGATGCCCAGACTTACATGCGGCCGCCGATACCCATGCACCAAGGCATTAAATTAGCGGAGGGCTTACAGTTTGCCGAGCGGACGAATAAGGCCATTGAGCGATGGTTCATGGTCCCGATGTTCCAGGCTATCAATAGATTTGCCGCCGAGCATAAGCAGCCGCCGACAGCCTTTCAGGTCCAGCAGATGATCGGTGAGAACGCTCTACTGTTAGGCCCGGGCGTCGGTTCTTACGTGAACGGCCTATTGAAGCCTCAAGACGACAGGTTATTCGAGTTGAAGGCTGAACGTGATTTCGACGATTTCGGCAATTACCGGGAGTTCGGCTCAATTCCGCAGCCGCCTGATATTATCTTAAATGAGAGCGACGGCAAGTTACAGACCGAGTTCATTGGCCCCTTGACTATCGCCCAGAAGCAGTTCCTTGTGAGCCGTAACGTTCAGGACAACCTTGCCCAGGTAGCGCCGCTAATCGAAATGAATCCCGACTGGATCGATAAGATCAAGGGTCCGGAGATTATAGAATACATTCTCGAACAGGGCAATATGCCCCAGCAGTTGATTACACCCCAAGACGAATATGAATTGATGCAGGAGAACAAGGCGCGAAAGCGGGCCATTCAGGAGCTCTTAGCGTCTGGGGCGGACCTATCAAAGATCGTCAGTGAGTTGGGCGACGAAATCGATAAGAACAGTCCATTGGCGGCGTTAGTAGCAGCATGACCGAAAAAGAACATAAACTTGATACGGTGGATAATTTACGACGGATATTAGTCTCTAATTATGCCAGATCGCCGGATCTCTTGCACCTGAGATTGGCGTATATGTTCAAGCCGATCGAAGGGGCGGCTCTACATAATAACACATTGACTGAGATTGAGACGATGATAGGTATTGACAATGTACCCCTTTTGTTAGAAGGGCTTGCCCGACACATAAACACTCTTTCAGGAGCAGCAGACCATGACCGAAAAAGAACTGAACAAGATCAGAAAGAAGGATGACCTCGTCGCTATCGCTGAAGATATGGGTATCGAATTACCTGAACCCATGCCGACGATGCCGGTTATCCGCAAGCTGATTGCAACTAAGAGCCCGGCGACAGACGAGGAGCAGACCCTCGGCGACGCCCTGGTGAGTCATCCTCGCAAGAAGGAGTTGAGGTTCTACTTCTCGATGCGAAACGCCAGGTTCCGCACCGGCTTGACGAAGGACGAAATTGCAGACGGTACTGAGTTGGCCAAATCTCTCGGCCTGCCCGTACCCAAATAAGGAGACACGATGCCTGATACTGAAATGGCAGAGCATACGCGAATATTTGCTGAGCAGCAATGCGAAAGGAATCGAATAAGGCTGACAGCGGAGCGGGCCGAAGAATGGCTATTCGAGCAACCGGACTTGAAGGATAAGGTCGTGCATTTTCGAGGCGCCGACATAACGTGTTTCAGTAAGCACGCTTTAATGAGGTTGGTTGTTATGCTGAAGGCAATGTATGACAGAGAGACTTCGCGGCGGCAAAACGACAGGGAAATAATGAAACTATTCCACAGGAGCAATGAAGATGGCTGAAGGCGACGGACAATTCCTTAACGAAGGCGAGTATGCCGATCTACCGGCAGAATCAAGACAGGCCCTAAGTAAGTATGCGACACCACGGGCAATTGCCGATGGTTGCGTGGCCCACATGAAGGTATTGGGTCGGCCCTTCAAACTGCCTGAATCTATGGACGCTTTAGACGACGGCCAACGCGCCGAGTTCAAGGCGAAGATGAACGCATTGAACGGCGTTCCGGCCACTATGGAGGGCTACGAATTCACGCACGGCGACGGCGTAGAGGTCCACGCTGAGACTGAGGCGGCTTTCAAGCAGTTCGCGTTCGAGAACGACGTATCTCCGGCTACGGCCCAAAAGCTCGTCGATTTCTGGAACGGGACGCAGACCCGCGCGAAAGCGGGCCAGGCCGAGAAGATAGCCGAGCGAAACAAAACCGGCTTAAAGACAATGAAAGACAGAGGCTGGACGGACGGCGATATGAAGAACGTCCAACTCTTATTGACTACCTATTCCACGCACGATCCTGACAGTGCAGAGGGCAAGGCCGAACTCCAGGCCCTTGCCGACGATATGGACGCGACGGGAAATGGTAGCAATCCCCACCTGCTACTGGCTCTGAAGCAGATGTACGCAGACCTGAAAGCAGAGGGCAAGACATTTGAGAGCGCCGAAGCGAAAGGCGCGCCGAAAGGCGGTAGCGCATATTCGAGTATGAAGTAAGCTCTCGGAAAATAACTCAGATTCCCCGTAAAGGGCCTGATGCTGGCCGCAATAAGAGCGGCCGCCGAATACAGGCGTAAAGCGTTAGGTGAGCCCGCCATTGTTGGTGGATTCCTCTCCGAACAATCTAAAAATTTGTTATGGAGAAACCACAATGGCTACTAAAGTAGTAGGGACTCAACTCAGCTTTGTTGAGTTGTGTAAGCGGCTCCATCCTGGCAATAAGGAATTGCTCGAAATATTCGAGGCAGTTGCAGAGAGCAATCCCATGCTCCTGCACATTCCTTTTGTCCAGTGTAATATGATATTCTCCCACAAGATCAACAGGAGAACATCATTGCCGCAGGGCACGTGGCGCAAGGCTTATCAAGGTGTTGCCAGTAGCGCCTCGCAGACCCAAGTTGTTGACGTTGGCACGGCCCTTCTCGAAGCGAGGAGCGAAATTGACGAGGTTCTCGTTGACGGCGCCCCGGGCGGACTCGAAGGACGGAAAGGCGTCCGCCGACAGGAAGACATGGCATTTATGGAAGGGCTGTCTCAGCAGATGGCCGATGCCCTAATCACGGAAACGGAAGCGGGACACCCCGAAAGGTTCAACGGCCTTCAGAACTATTTGAACGATCTCGATCAGACCACTGTTTTCGACGGTGGTAATGCGGGCGGAACGTCCATCTATGCCGTTAACTGGTCGCCCGCAACGGTATTCGGTATTTATCCGGCCGCCGCAGCGAACAGGGGTACGTTAGGCCTTGGCATTGACACGAACCCATCCGGCTCAAGCAATGAGAAGGAAAAGTTATCCGACGGCACTAATCCGTATTACGGCTATGTGACCAAGTTCACCTGGTGGACCGGCCTGGTAGTGCGGGACGAGTTAGCGGTCGGCAGATATGCCAATATCAACGCTACGGTCGGCGGCAGTGATTCCTTTGACGAGGACTTACTGATCCAACTGCTCGAATACGGGCACTTCCGGCCGAGACAGACTGCGCTTTACGTCTGCAAAGAGGTCAAGGCGCAGATGAGAATCCGACTCAAGAACAAAGGGAACGTCATGTTCGGTTTATCGACAGGTCTTTCGGGCGAGGAAATCCTAACGTTCGGCGAGACTCCCGTTTACCGCCACGACGCAATCAAGACCAACGAGTCCACTGTGACTTCGTAGAAAGGAGGTTTTACCATGTTTTTGACACTAATCGAAGAAATTTGGGACGCTCAGGTACTTACTACTGCCGAGTATTCCGATGATAACGGTAACGTCCTCGACCTGGAGCCTCAGAACAACATTCCGCTACCGTCTGGCAATGTCCAGTTGGGGCCGGTGTACTTCAATCTATTGGTAGGAGTCGCGGCAGCCGGCATGGCAAGTGGCGCACATTTCGACATTCTCACGTCGGATAGTTCAGAGTTCAATTCGAGCGATAGGGTTATCGCGTCTATCGGTACGGATGATGTTCCTTTACTGACTACCGACCTTATCAAAGGCGCTGCCTTTAGCGTTCAGGTTCCGACCCGGATGCTGTTGAGATACGTTGGCGTTGGCTGGAATGTTGTAAGCGAAGCGGCGAGCGGCGATTTTGCAGTTGACGCCTGGTTCGGCACACATCCAATCGGCCCGATCAAAACTCAGATCGAGCCCAGTTAAGGAAAGGAGCTTATTATTATGAGACGTTTATTTCTATTACTGTTTCTTCTACTGCTGCTTTCCGCGGCCCCCGCCTATGGGGCAATAACGAACACTGTGGTTGGCGTCAAGCCTACGGCGTATTGGCTGGAAGGCGATCCTATCAAGGACACTGCCTTGCTGTGGATGCGTGAAACCGAAACGCTGATCGAGGCAATGACTCTCGAAGACGGCGACACTATCACCTTTGCCACGAACGCCGGTACTTTCGGCCAGTCGGCGAACAACGTCTTTACGTGGACGGAAACTCCGTCTGCTTTGGAAGATCTATCGCTGACCTTTGCGGCAAACGCCGTTGCGTGGTCGAGTAGTTCCGGTGTTGTCAATATGGACTTCGGGACTATTATAGTCGGCCTCGATAAGATTAGCGTTAACGGGGTTGAGTACACCTGGCCGACTGCCGATAGTTCCGCCGGTTATCAGCTTACCACTAACGGTAGCGGCGTTCTAAGTTGGGCCGTTGCCGGGGCAGGCACATTCACCGGCGGCGCTATTACCGGCGACATTACAATAGCCGATACGAAGCGTATTTTGTCTCACGGCACGGCCACCGATTACGCGGCGATTGAGGCTTACGATACCGGAGTTGGCTACATTAACGTCCTGAAATGGACAGACGCGGCCACGCCAGAAGTGTTGTTAGGCCACGCAGACGCGAGTTTTCAGCTTGCCAGTACAGGCGTTGACATTTCGACTGCCGGGGCGATTTCGAGTGTAACAGACTTGACTGCCTCCGGGACCGTCGATGCCGGAACGGTAACAACGGGAATTCTTACCACGACCGGAGTTATCACACTCGGCAATAACACGGCGGCCCTGTCAATTGCCTCTACGGGGCTTGACTTGTCCAGTGCCGGGGCTTTGTCAAATGTTACCGACATTACCATGACAGGCGATGTCGTAATGGCAAACGGAAAAGGTATCAAGGCCAGTACCACGACCGCGCAGACGGTCGGCGTATATGGGTATGATGTTGGAACTGGCTATGTCGGGGCGCTCGTCGTTACGAATAGCGCAACCCCAGCTACCGTCCTTGGCAGTACGTCCGGGACAACGGAAATCTCATCGTCTGACTGGACGATTTCCACTGCTGGTAATGCGGCAAACCTCGGAACCATCGGCTCTGACGGTCTGTTTACCTGTACCGGAGGTCAAACGTTGTCCGGCACGGTCAGTATCAATGACACGGCCACTACCTCGACCACCAGCATTGGCGGTGGAACCACAACCGGAACCATCACAATCGGCGGTACTGGAACACAGGCCCTTAATATTGGCAACGGTGCAGGTATTAAGACGGTGGCACTTGGATCCCACACTACAAGCTCTACCACTACGATACTCGGCGGTTCCAACGGCGTTAATATCAATGTCGGAACCTATGACGATCCAACCAACATCAACACCGGCCTGAACACCGGCACGGTAACGATTGGCGGGACCGGGGCAATGACAATTGCTATTGGCGATGGTGGAACCGGAGCTAAGATTGTATCCCTCGGCGATAGTGTTGGGGCCAGTTCTTTGACGCTTAACGCCGGAACTGGCGATATTGACATCGACTCCGCAGATGCCCTGACCGTGGATACTGTCGGGATTATGGGAGTTACCGTTGGCGGCACGTACACACTAACGGCCACCGGCGAGTACCTTCTCGATACTACAGTCGGTATGACTATCGATAGTGCTCAAGAGGCTGCCGATGCTATTTCGATTACAGCGTCAGGCACGGCGGGCGGTATTACCCTCAATGCCGGTTCTGCCGGAATCACCTGTTCCGATGACTCTATCGCCAATATAGGCGACATCTCTTGTGATGACATTGTCGATGACACGGACGATGATATTATGTACATGCTGAAGACCATCGTTCAAACTATTGATTTAGACGATGATGCCTCAACCGATGATTTCACATTCGATGATGATGCTGCCGATTCTACCGCCCAAAATGTTGACTTGGGCGAGTTGATTCCGGCATTTGCCGAAGTAGTGTCGGTTCATCTTCGTTGCTTTGAGTCAGTTGGTGCGGGTACTTTCCAAGTAACCCTTGGAATTACTTCCGCCGCAAACGACCTCTTGGCGCAGACTACCATAGACGGTGCCGGCGAAGCTGATGGTACAGCGACGGGTGCTGGTCCGAAACTGGAAACGAGCGCCTCTGCTCGTCATATTTGGGTTCAGGGTGACCCCAGTGGTAACTGGAGTGACGCTGGCGATGCCGGTCGTTGGACAGTTATGGTGTCCTACATTGACTATGGGGCTGCCCATACGCAGAACAATCCGTAAGGTTAAGTCTAATACTGGGGTCGGGTAATTCGGCTCGGCCCCAGCTTTGAAAGGACAATTGTGAACAGCGAACTATTCAAGAGTAAGAAAGCGAAGGTAGTCATAAGCATTGCCGGTGCGATTATTGCCGCCGCAGCTTCCGGCAGATTGTCGCCTGAAATTGCCGCATACTGTGTAACGGTTTTAGGTTGCGTGTATGTCATCTGTCAATCGGCGGTTGACTTCAAATGGGAAAAGAAAGGATAGATCATGGCAGACCACAGAAGCGATAAGAAACCTGTAGCCAGCGTCTCGTTTGCACAATTAAAGGTACTCGACGGAGCGTCTGGTGGAGGACTGATTAAGACCGGATCGACAGGCAATGTCAACGGGATAATCGAGGCAATTGAAATCGTGCTCGGAACTGCGACTGTCGGCAGTGTGACGGCGACGGTGAAGATTGAAACGGCAGCGGAAGGCGAGATTTACGAAGAGGCGTCCTTAGATGACGCACTGACTCACCGCAAAACCGCATTGAGCAATAAGGCTACGCAGGACGCTGATTTCAACCCTGCTCCCGTAAACGACGATTTAGTATTGACATTTACAGCGGATAAAGACCCCGGCACATCGGGTCTTACATGCGACGTGACTATTTTCTATAGGTGACGCGATGAAAAAGCTGATACTGGCAATAATATTGGCGGTTACAGTCCCGGTGTACGCAGGTCCGGCCCGGACTCTCCGTGATTCACGGGCTCTGCACTTCACGAATACCGTTACTACGCTCACGGCAGGTGACGCGACGCCCTCGGTGCTGAATCGCTTTATCGTAAAGACGGCGAATACGAGTTCGACGACTATTACCGACTTCGACGACGGCAGTACCGGCCAGCCGCTCTGGCTGATTATCGGCGACGGCGATACGACTATCGATTTCAGTAGTACGAACCTCAAGGGCAACGGCGGGGCCGACTATTCGGCGACGGAGAACGATTTATGGCTGTTCGTTTACGACGGCACATACTGGTACGGCTCGTATCTCGGCGCTATAATCACGCACGAACAAGGGGGCCTGGAGGCGGACGTGAGCGGCTATTCGGGGCTGCTGGCTATTTCGGGCGGGTCAACGTCGGAGGTGGACGCCCTAAGCGAACTGAACGCCCAGATAGCCGATGTGACGACGTTTGTGGTCGAGAGTACGGCATGTTCCAATATCGAGGGTACTGGCCTGGCGATTACGGCCGGCACGCTCAACTGGACAGCCGCCTCGACGGATCTGTCCGATACAGCGGCCCTGCTCTACGAAACCGAGCTTGACGACTTCTCCGAACTCCAGACGCAGATCGGTAATAAGACATTAGTGAATGAGGAGGACGCAGTAGGATGGGACGCTCTGAACACGTTTAATCTTGGCGTTACTATTACGACCGGCGACCCGTTCACGTTGGGCACAACGCGCTGGGACGACGGCTCCGATAAGATGAACGGCGAGTACATTGCCGACAATACGATAGACAATGACAGTATCGACTGGGCCGATATGACGGATTTAACGACGGACGGTGCGGTATCGTGGGGCAATTTAGGCTCAGGCGAGCTTGCGAACGGCATGGTAGTCTTGGCCGACATTGCTTCGGCGGCCTACGCCAAAGACTTAGTAACTACCTCGCCGGTTACGGGCGGAACGAATAATATCTTAGTTGGGGCCGAAGGCGATGTAACCGTAGCCCTTGATTTTACAACGGCCTGGACGTGGACGGGCAACTGCATTGCCAACGGCAACCTGTCGGTCGGCAATGGCACGACGACGGCGGGGGTGTTGACGCTGCTCGAAGATGACAACGACGGCTCTAATTTTGCATCGTTCATGGTCCCCGCTCTTGGGGCCAATACGGTCTATACCTTACCGCCCGATGATGGCGATAACGGCGAGCAGTTGCAGACCAACGGCTCCGGCACTTTAACGTGGGAGGCGGCGGCAAGTTCGAGCGGTGGCGACAGCTTCACATTCACAGACGAAGATGCTGCGCCTGATGCTGCCGGAATGTTGAAATATGATAACACCGTTGCTAATTGGGACGATGGCGCTTTGTGCTGGTACGACGACGACGAAGTAAAGTATCTTGTAGATTTAGCGACTCTACCGACGGATGACGACTATGTAGTCGCCTACGACGCCGACATCGACAAATTCTACATGAAGGTCGATGATGATACGGGCGGAAATACCGCATACGACGATATAGGCGATCCCGACGCCGCAGGCTCTATCAGTTTCGACGACAATGAAACGGCCACTTACGCTTTCGCTCAGGACTCGGCGGGAACCTGTTTTCTTATCGAAAATACGGATGCAACGGTGAGCAATATCGTCTATCTTCTGGAGCTTCAACATTCCGACGACGGTGAGACCAAAGCCGATTTCTTCAAGTGTACCGATAATAACGGCGATGTAAAGTTCAATATCCAAGAGGAGGGTAATACGAGTATCGACGGATTCCTGAGCGTTGGCGTGGACTCTCATCATACAATCAACGTCAACGCAGTGACTAAAGAGATTCAGTTCGGGATTCACGGCGACGATGTAGCGAACGAATACGTGAGCTATTTCGACAGGGCCTCGGACACGCACTCGCCGACGATGATTATTGCCAGGGCGCACGGCACGCACGCTGTGCCAACGGTAGTGGCCGACGATAGCATGTTGGGCCAGATAGGTATGATGGGTTGGGACGGTGTTGATATGGCGTTTGGGGCAAGGTTCTTCGCCCGCGTACACGGCACGCCCGGCCCGAACGATATGCCGACCGAGCTTGTTATGGCGGTAGCCGCCGACGGGGCTTCTACGGCAACGGAGCAGGTAACGCTTTACGACGGTGTTTTCGGCCCGATTACTACTAACGATATTGATTTAGGGACGTCCAGCCTTCAGTTCAAGGACGGCTATTTCGACGGCACGGTCTATACCGATGACCTGACTGTAGGGGCCTCAGCGGCAATGTCAGAAGTTGATATGGAGAAGCTGGACGGCATTACCAACGGCACGGCTGCGGCGAGCAAGGCCGTTATTCTCGACGCCAGTAAGAACATTGCCACTATCGGTACGATAGGCTGTAGCACAATAACAACGTCCGGCAACCCGCACATTGACGGTTCTGACCCGTCCATAGAGTTCGACGAGACAGACGGGACAGACTGGGAGCTTCGCGTTGACGATACCGGCAACAGTTTTGAGATAGCGTCGTCGATAGCCGCTGTAGGCGATAACGTCGAATTGGAGATAGACGAGGACGGCGATATTCACGTAACCGGCGACGTTTACGTAACCGGCGACGACTTGTTTATGAATACGAATACCGACAAATTCATACTGGTTGCCGACGGTACAAACTTCAATCCGGTCGAGAGCACTGGGGACGTCATTATAGACAATACCGGGGCGGCGACTATTCAGCCAGGCTCGATAGACCAGGCCCACTTTGCAGTTGATGTTATCGGCGTTGACGAGATGGAGGACGTTGACCACGGAGCGGTCGTATGGAGCGGTGGGGTAGCAAAAGTACAGACTATCCTGATTACTGACAATGAGAGCACCGACGAGAACAATGTTATCCTCTTTGCAGCCAATGCGGACGAGGACGGTAATGATGTAGGCGAAATCGAATCAGACGGCACTCTTTACTACAATCCGAACTCAGGGACGGTATTTACTACGGAGTTCTCCGGGGGCGGTGCGGGTCTAACGGCGATAGACGGTGGGAATATCACCAATGATACGATAGACAATAATAGTATCGACTGGGCCGATATGACGGATTTAACGACGGACGGCGCGGTATCGTGGGGCAATATAGCCGAAGGCGAATTAGCTGACGCTATTATCGTCGATGCCGATATTAAGGACAATGTGATTCAGGAACCGGCCTTGAATACGACAAACGCTGCCGGTGCGGGCGAGGATAATTACGTTCTCAGCTACAATCACGCCGGTACGAACTTCACTTGGATAGCTGCCGGGGCTGGTGATATGCTCAAGGCTACCTACGATTCAGGTGTCTCAGGCGGCGTCGATATGCTTACGACGGTCGATAGCACCTACGCCAGCGACTACGTTCTCCTGACGGGAACGGCGGTGGGAACGGCGGCCCCCAAGACAGACGGGGCCCTGACATACGACGCTACGAGCGGCACGCTGGCCGCTACGGAGTTCTCAGGCGGCGGCTCCGGCCTGACCCTTGCCTCTACCGATTTGAGCGATACAGCGGCCCTGCTCTACGAAACCGAACTTGACGACCTCTCGGAGTTGACTACTCAGATAGCTGACGTTTCGACGTTCATAACCGACGATATTATGCCGGACGCCGGGACTGACCCTACTGTTAACGCTGCCGGTGAGTTGTCCGTGGATACGGATGGGGCAAATGAAGCGAATGATGTAACTTTACGCACATTTGAAGGCAATAGAGAAATGGCTTTAGCTCAGGCCCTAAAAACAATCACTATGTCTATTGTCAGTCCCGATGAGATAAATGTATGGACTGGACGAGTCAACCCCAGTCAGCCCGTATGGTTTAATACGAGCGGTATGGCATTTACGATTACGGAAGTCTATGCGATTTCAGACACGGACAATTATGACTTTACATTGTTTGAGTCGTCATCGGCGACTGATATGTCCGATGACAACGATACTTCAATTATAGCCATCCAGTGTGACGCCGACGGCACGGAATGTTTCACCGATTCAGAGACGGGTATCAACCATATAATTGAACATGACCACGCAATAATCTTTGAGGATACACTCGGTTCAGCCGAAGGTATTCTCATAACAATATCAGGTTGGTTTAACGCAGACGTAAATTAAGGAAAACTGATTATGGCTTTGACGAAAGAAATAACGAAACTCTGGCCGAGACGCGGCAACCGCAATATCTTCACAGTCGGTATAAATTTTGTTCTAAAGGACAATGGCGATGAAGTTGTCAATCGACCCGTGACTTCAACATACGCCGAAGGGCAAGACCCGTCTGCTATCGAGGCGACGATAATAGCCGAGGCACAGGCGCTTATCGACAAATATATCGCAGAGAAGAACCTTAACAGCAAACCAGCATATACGGCTTCCGTCACGAACATCGGCAACGGCCTCAGCTTAGGAGAATGAGTATGAAAATCAAAATGATTGCTCTATGGTGTTTGGCGGTTCTCGCCGGGTGTCTCGTTATCGTCACCCCGGTAATAGCGGCGGACTATACGAAATCACAAGGCGAGTTGATGGATTGGACGTTAATTCCGCTCAAAACCACTGCTGGCACATTGTCCAGCATTGAAACGGGAGTTTTAGATTCAGGAGAGGGCTTGGATGCGTCGGTAACGGCGACATTGCATGTTACAATCGCGCACACAGACGCGAACGCTCTTACGGCAAACTCTGCGGGCTTCGTCGTATTGATACGGGTAGGTGCAACAGACGAATTTTGGCGGCATTACATAACGCTGTACGCCACTGGTGGCACAGCTAACGTAGGTGACTGCGATGCAGAAAGCGCTGGAGCCCAAGTAAATGTGTATGTCACGGCAACTACGAACTTTGAAGTAGCCGGGGATGTATATTTTCTTCACGATGCGGACAGTATGGTTGCTTCCTGCCTGATAGTCAATGGTGGGTATAAAGACGACGACTATATTATGCACGTTGATAATCTCGTAAACACCTATGATGCCGCTGACAATGTTTACGACATAGTTGACCAATGGCCAATTACTCTGCCATCCTCGGTACAGGCGGCGAAGATTATCTTTTTCAATAATGATGCCGATTGTGATTTGGCGGGGAGAGTCGATTACACCTTGAATACGGACATAGAATGAAACGCCTACTGCTAATATTCTGTTTATGCGCCGTGGCTTTTGCCGGTAACTTTCACCAGAAGCCCATGCTCGGCGTACCTCTTGCGTATGAGCAGTCGTCGTCTAAAGGTCTCGTCGCTTGCTGGCTGATGAACGAAAACGCTGGGGAGATTGTCCGGGATGTGAGTCTTAATAATTATGTTGGTACAATGCAAATCGCTGGTTGGCGAGCAAGTCAAGCTGGGATGGGCGTACAGTTGGTCGCGAGCAATGATGATTTCATACAGCATGTGTCCTCTGGCAGTATTCTACCGGGTGGGTGGGGGCCATATACTTTAGTTTGGCGAGGTGTTCTTCCGGTACGTCAGTCAACCACACTTATATTATTTGGTATCGGAGATACAGGATTATCAACAAGGGCTAACACAGTTTATCAATCCAGCACTGCTGATTACCGCTTTGGTTTTAGCTGTTTTGGCAACGGCAGTAGCACCGTTACAACTGGTTTTGGTGGAGGTGTTATCTCACTGGTTCTCGTTTGGGAATCAGCTACCAGTCGTAAACTGTATCTGAATGGCGAGTTGCTAATTACAGACACAGATAGCGTTACTCCATCGGGTACGCCAAATGTAATAACATGTGGCTGTGTACCGCGTAATAACACTACAACTAATAACTCTGACCAGGATGTAAGTTCTTATTATGTTTACAATCGTGCCCTCTCCGCCTCGGAAGTTGCACAGCTATATCGAGAGCCGTTCCGGTCGTTCCGCAGGGAGATGATTTTATCGGTCGAGGAAGCGGCGGTAACGGCCGCCCAAGTAATAATAATCAATATGTGAGGCGAAAATGAGTGACGAAATACAATTAGTCGGCTACCCTTCGGGTGCTACCTTATATGCGATTGTTCGCAATCCGGCCGGGCAGGTGTGGTATCCGTTCGGCGAAGCATTTGAGGACTGGGGCGGCGGAGTGTCGAGGACTGCCAACGACTATTCGATCCCTATGACGGACAAAAAAGGGTCGTTTTACGTAGCTGATTTCCCATCCGATATTGACGCTGCCGATGAGCCCTATCCGATCCAGATTCACTTGCAAGGCAGCAGTGCTCCGGTTGATAACGAGCCTGTCGTCGGTGAGCAGGGCATTATATGGACGGGAACCAGTGTCGCCGTTGCCGCCGTTGCAGAATTGGGAGCGACGGAAATTTGTAATATGGCACTTGCGAGAATAGGCGGGGGCGATGAAGAGGAGAGCATTGTTTCGATTGGCCAGGTATCGAAGACAGCGGCCTGGTGTCGGCGGTTTTATTCCCATTGCCGGGACTATGTTCTCAAGAGAGCGAATTTCCATGAGGCATCTTCCTATGGCGACTTGGGTGCGGCCCTGACTGGTAGCAGTATTCCGGAGGCGGCGGAGTGGGAATACGTATTCAACCTGCCGAGCGATTACGTGGCAATGATGAAGCAGACGAGTGAAGATGACCATGAGCAGGCTTACAACTATCGGATTTCACAGGGCAAACTCTTTACGAACGACCTGACGAATTCTGACGAGGACTCGGCCTACATCGAGTACATTGCCAGGAACGTCGATGCCAGCACGTACGGACCTACTCTGGTCGAGGCGATAGTTGTTTTCTTAGCATCTAAGCTGGCCGGTCCTATCGCCAAGAACGATCAATGGGGCCAATCGCTACTACAGGAATTCGAGACTGTCGCTCTACCGAACGCCAAGGCCCGGAACCAGGCCGATGTCGCCGATCCGGGCGAAAAAGGAGAAACTTCGTGGCTAAACGCGCGTGGCTAATATTATTCTTATGCTCTGCCGTCTGGGGCCAGGGAGTCAGGCAGCACATACCGGCCTTTAACGCCGGTGAAGTGAGTCCGTTAATGGAGGCCCGGATAGACTTCGGGAAGTATGACAATTCCTGCCGAACGCTCCAGAATATGCTGGTCTTAACTCAGGGCCCGGTTACGAGACGGCCGGGAACGAAGTACATTGCAGAGGTCAAAACCAGTTCTCTGGCTACGCGGATCATCAGCTTTGAATACTCAAAGGACGATACGTACATTTTAGAACTCGGCAACCTGTATATGAGGGTCTATCGGAACGGCGCGGTTGTTTTGGATGGGGCGAGTGCTTTTGAGTTGGTAACGGAGTTTTTAACGGCGGATCTATTCGATATTCAGTTTGCTCAATCTGAAAATGTAATGTATCTGGTGCATGGGGACCATACTCCTCAGAGATTAACGCGAGCCGACCACAACGACTGGACGATTGCCGACGCCAATTTCATTACAGGCCCGTTCCTCGATGAGAACGTCGAGGATACTACTATCTTCGCAGACGACACGACAGGGACGGTTACTCTGATAGCCGATGCGAATATCTGGACGGAGGACCACGAAGGGGCCTTATGGCGAATCACACACAGAACGGAAGAGAGTTCTTTGAGCGGCGTTCTCGACGCCAATGAATCATCTTCTGAAATCTCGGTATCCGGTGGTTACGATTTTACAACGCATGGAGCGTGGAAGGGCACTATCAGACTCGAACGTAGTTTTGACGCAAATTCTACCTGGGAGGCCGTTACTACCCGCCACAGCGAAGAGGACACGAACATTGATTTTTCCGATACAGAGGAGGACTCCGGGGTTATCTATAGAGTGACTATGGAGAGTTTTGAGAGCGGTGCGGCTACGTACAATCTATCGGTTTTCGATAGCTCTCAAGACGGTATTGTAAGGATTGTCGATTTCGTCGATGCGAACGAAGTGACGGCTTTGGTTCACAGCGAATTGGCCTCGACTGACGCAACTACTCGATGGGCCGAAGGATACTGGTCGGACGAGCGGGGCTGGCCGCAAACAGTCGTATTCCATGAAGAACGCATAATTTACGGCGGAAGTGAGAGTTATCCCCAGACGGTATGGGCGTCGGAATCGGGCGGTGACTATGAGAATATGACGGAGGGTATCGACGACGACGATGCGTTTGTCTTCGTTCTTTCGGGCCAGAATCCTATCCAGTGGATGCTATCTCAAAGCTATATCCTGATGGGCACTACAGGTGGGGCGGCGCGATTGGGGAATTCTGATGAGCCTCTAACCCCGACTACTCCGGATTTCAGGATGCAAGCGCCGCACGGCAGCGCCTACATTCAAGCAGTAATGGCCGGGGACGCGGTGCTATACGTCGAACGCGGCGGTACGAAGGTTAGGGAGTTCGTATTCAATTTAGAGCGAGACCGATTCGTCGCTCCCGACTTGACTGTTCTGTCCGAACACATAACCGATAGCGGTATAATCGAAATAGCATATCAGACTCGCCCGGAGTCGATTCTGTGGTGCGTGCGAGACGACGGTGTTCTCTTATCTCTAACTTACGAGCAGCGAGATCAGAACGTCGTAGGATGGGGTCGGCACGTTACGAATGGTGACTTTGAATCGGTCGCCGTTATACCCGGCGACGACGAAGATGAAGTCTGGGTAGTTGTGAAAAGGACGATAGATGGCAGCACGGTCAGGTACGTCGAGCAGTTCCAACCGAGAAACTGGGACGATCAGGAAGATGCATGGTATTGTGATAGCGGATTATCCTTTGATGGGGGGGACAGTGAGATTATTACAGGAATCACCCTCGCCGATCCGGCTGTGGTCACAGTCGCGTCGTGGCCCGCTGACGGCGACGGTACTGACCTTGCAGACGGCGATCAGGTTCTAATAACCGGCGTGAACGGCACAACAGAACTGAACGGTAATATCTATACCGTTGACGACGCTAATTCGACGGATAAGACCTTCAGCTTGGACGACAGTGCGAGCGTCGGCGATATAAACTCAGTAGGTTTCACAACCTACATATCAAGCGGAGCCGTCCAGCGATATGAAAAGAACTTTAGTAACCTCGATCACTTAGAAGGCGAGGAGGTCGTAGTCTATTCCGACGGCGATGCCCAGCCAAGCGCTACGGTTGTCGATGGCGCAGTTACGCTGTCTGAATGGGCGAATACAGTGCGGATAGGACTGTCATATACCTCTGTACTCGAGACAATGCCGATATTCTTTAGAACGCAATCGGGGACGTTCCTGTCTGATAAGAAGATTATAATGACGGTTTTTATTGATTTCTTCGAGACTTTAGGGGCCGAATACGGGGTCGAGGGCGATGTAAACCCGATAGATTTCAGTGATAGCAGTGAGGTCTTTTCAGGGTTCAAGAGCCTGTCCTTCCCGCACGGGATATGGGAAAAGGCGACGATTTACATACAGGAATCGCTACCTGTACCCCAAACGATACGGGGCATAGACGTAGAATTTAGGTGGTAAAGTTGATAATTCAACCGCAACAGTTTCATCCGCAAGATGCGATCCAGTTGACCGGCTGCACGCCCGAACAGGCGGCGTTCAATCAGGCGACCGGCCCGGCGTATAGTTTCTTCGACGGCGACGAACTTCTGGCCTGCGGCGGGGCTCGGACATACGGGGTTGGAGAGGCATGGCTGATGGTATCGGAGAAGGTTAGGGGCGAGATGAAAAAGACCCTGATAGAGACTACCGCTCATGTTATCGATAAGATCGTGCGGGAACAGAGTTTATGGCGATTATGGGCGAATACGGACAGGAGTGAGAATTTCCTGCGTCATATAGGATTCAAGAAGGTCGATGCCTTCAAATGGGAGGCTAAATAATGGAAGTAGTGGCAAGTAGCGTGGTAGCGGCGGCTAAGGGCGCGGCCGCTGCACCAATATCAACGGGAATGACTGTAGCGGGTTTGGGCATGACGGCCATGGGCCAAATGAGGGCCGGACGTGACGAGGAGGCGGCTTTCAAGCAGAGGGCCGCTATGCTCGAGGCACAGTCGGCAGAGGAGTTGAGGGCAGGCAGGGAGCGTGGCAGGCTCACCAGGAGCGAAGGCCGCCGCCTAACGGCCCGACAGAAGGTCTTGGCGGCCAAAGGCGGCGTTAAGAGCTTTACGGGCGCGCCCTTATTGGTTCAGGTAGAGACTCTTGCCGAAATCGAGCATGAGGCCGCTATTCTTCAAGCAGAGGGCGGTATCAGTAGTCAGCAGCTACTCTCTCAGGCCGAGTACGAGAAGCGGACAGGCCGCCGTCGCCGAAAGGCGGGGGTATTCGCGGCCGGAACGTCGTTATTGACCGGCGGAGGTCTATTGTACGGCTCGTTAAGAAAGCGGGGCATGGCATAATATGGCAAGATTACCAGGATTCGTAAGCAGGAGAGTAAGATCGGCCCGCGTAGGCGACTTGCCGGACCCCCGCCCGATCGAGGCTGGCCAGACGGGTAGAGGCATAGCCGGGGCCGGGGCTGGGATTGCCGGGATAGGATTGCAGGGTATCGCGGACGCCACGGAAATCCAGGAAAAGATCAATATTACCGATACTAACCGTGAGATTGCCAACGTCAGCGGGTTTATCAACGCCCAAGTGAACGGGATGCAGGAATTCGTCGCACAGAACGACGATTACACTTTGTACCCGAAGGAATGGGAAGGTCGCTTGAAAGCCATCCAGGAGGCGATAGCAAATGTCAGTAGCTCAGATGCAAGAGAGTCTTTACAGAACGCCTTTGCCAAGAACAAGGCGGGCTATCAATCCTATGTAACGAGGTCGATTAACCTGGGCAAGGTGGAGCGGGCGGACGCCGACGGTCGAGCCAATATGGCTAATATCATCGGCGCTGATTATTCCGTCGAGACTGAGGCGATAAATGCACGGAGGGCAGTTGAAGCCGGGAAAGCGGGCGTCGAACCTCTTACTCAAGCCGAAGTTAAGATGCAGCGGATCGACGACATCATAGCGGCCAACGTATCGACGAACGTTTGGGATAGAGTAACTGCCGGTAAGTTTAGGGCTGCGGCGATTGAAGGTATTACGGCTGTTGACGATAAACACGTAGCGAATGTTCTTTTGGGTATTGGAGCATCCGCAAAACATCAAGAGGGTCCAAATGCAGGTCTTATTGATTTAGATGAAGGTATCGACAACATTAACGCAACCGATGCAACGCCCCTACAGAAACAGGATGCAATTAAGAACCTTGAATTGCAATGGGCCGACGAGCGGCGAGGCCGGGCGGTTCAAATTGAAAAGGATGAGAATGCGACCAGAGACGCTATCAATAAGGCCCAATTCGCAGGCGATCTTACAGTAATGCAGAATCTTATCGAGAACGGTATCGAAGGTGTCGGAATCCTTCCTGAAACAGAGCAGGGCGTATTACTCCGAGCTATCAGAGCCGACTTGGACGCAATAGAAAAGGGCGTTGCCATAGAGACGGATTGGCGAAGTTATGAGAAGGTTCGGCGATTAGTCGATCCGTTGGCCAACGGCGATAAGACATACGACGAAGTAATGGCCGTCTATTACGAGGAATCGAAGAATTTAGGGCGGCAGGAACGCAAAGAGCTTATGGAGAAACTGATTACCGCCGCAGAGACTAAAGCTAAGGCCGAGCCGACTAACCCCGAAGACCAGCGGATACGCAAGGCGATAAGCGAATTCGAGACAAATAACCTGTTCGTAATGTCAGACGACGAAGTACGCGAAATGTTGGATGAGGAGCAGTATAGAACCTACGAGAATTGGGACGATGAACAGCAGGCTAATTTCCTCGAAAATGAGTCGGTCAAGAAGGAAGTCGAAATGCTAAACGATTACGACCAATGGCTCGCCGAACAGAAGACTCCGCCGACTATCGAGCAGAAAGAGGCGTGGCTTGATGATATTACAAAAGTGCCGAAAACTAAACAGGCTAAGAGTTTTTTCCGGAAGGTCGCTACTTCTGGTTTTAATTTATTATTTGGGCAATCTCAGTTTGAGCAAGGGGAATTTACGGGTTTTGGCGTCGAGATACCACGGGGCGACGAACCGCAACTTGGCCCTATTGATACCGGGCGAGTGACTGTAGTTGATAAGGACGGAAACAAATTCACACTGCCGAAGAATCAATTGGAAGAAGCTGAAGCTCAGGGATTCACACTTATAAAATGACACTTGACCTGATACCAGTAAAAGAACCCCGGAAACGAGAACTGGATTTAGTTCCCGTAATAGAGCCTATCACGGAACAAGAGGACGCTCTATTTTCCGGTGATATTGAGATTGGCGAATTCCCCGGCTGGCCCTTGACTGGCATTGTAGGGAACGAAGAAATCGCTGCCAACTCATCCGCCGCTCTGTACTACAATAGGAATTACGGCGTCCCTCATCCGCAGGCGTTTGACTTGGTGCGTGAATTTGAAATGCTGCATTTCGGGCAGGAAATACCCGCCGCTACGGCGTGGGAACGAATCAAGCAAAGCTACCGAAACGGCAAGGCTAATACGCAGGCTAATGATTTAGGTTATCAGATAGCAGTCGATTCATTTACCGACCCGGAAGCCTACGAGAAGAACCTCGACCAACTTACTAAACTATGGTCTGGGATTACGCCGGACTATTGGGAACAGAATCGTAGTTTACTCGAAAGGTTCGCTGCCGGAGGAGGCGAACAGATTCCACATCAGCTACAAGCGGCTAAAAATGCCGGTAAATATGGCATGGTAGGTGCTATTATAGGTGGCTTGGCGGGTTTTTCTGTTGGCGGGCCTGCTGGCGGTGCTGCCGGTTTCAAACTCGCAGGCGGGGCAGGTGCGGCTTTTGGTGCTTTCGATAGGATGCGTAAACTCGAAACGGGCGGCATAATGCTTTCCATGATGGATGTCGAGGACGAGTTCGGTAATAAAATGGACCCGAAATTGGCCGCCGCCGCCTCCCATATTGCCGGTACATTCAATGGTGCTGTCGAGATAGCTGAGTTCGCTACTCTATTATCGGCCTTTGGTATCGGCACGAAAGTCTTTGAGAACGCAGCAGCGAAGGTAACGTCTTCCTTATTGGCTAAGGGCACATTCGCTGAAATAGCCGCCAAGCACGTCTTGAAGTTCGGTGCGATTATGGCTACCGAGCAGGCCCAGGAATTCGTACAGGAAACGTCGGGTGTATTTGCAGAGGAGCTTGCCAAGCAAATCAATAATGACAGGGCGGGAACGGAATTCAAGCCGATTACTGGGGCCGAACTGCTCGCTCAATATAAGGAAATAGCCGAAAAGACATTTTTCGCCGTAGGCGGTTTGGCGGGCGTCGGCACATCCTTTACGTTCATGCAACAAGTTTTGGCCCCACAGACTATCGTAGAGCCTGAAGTTGCACCGGAAAAGGCCGTAGAAAAACCCGCCGAGGCCCCCGTCGTTGAAAAGCCTGCCGAAGCCGCAGTATCGCCTGAATTTGAGGCCGAGGAGGCTGAACTGGACGAAATACGCGCCAGGGCGACTAAGAGGCGTGCCGAGAGGGCCGCTAAGCCCCCTGCCGTTGCCAAGCCGACCGTAACACCCCCCGCCGTCAAAGCCGCCCCAGCAGCCGCACAGAAACCTACAGTGCCACCGCAGCCCACAAGACAGGAATTAACGGCCCGCAAAGCAGAACTAAGGCAAAAAATCCTCGATGCTGAGACTGAAGGACGCTCATTTGACTTGATTCTAAAGCGCCCACTCAAGGCCCAACGCTTTGCAATCGGTGAGTTGGGGGCCATTGAACGGCAATTAGGCAAAAAGAAGCCTCCAGCAGCCGCACAGGAGGCCGTAGAGGGGAAGGTAGACACACGCACTTACGAAGACAAGATACGCGATTTGCCAGAGGGCGACACAGATGCGGCAATGGATATATACACTAAGCATGTTGACGAGGCGGCTGGTGCTCTCATAAGCAAAATAAAAGACCAACCTTGGGTAGAAGATGTGTACTCAGTTTGGGGGTCAACTACCTCTCATTACTTGACGGTCGAAGATACAGACGGCGATCAATTCGTTTTAAGAATTAGCGACCACGATACCGTCTATAGTGCAGATGGTGTTGTAAATGCAGAGAACTCTATTGCAGATATTGTTGATGTTGGTTTGTACCTAATTAGTAAGTATTACGATAAGGCTCTCAGCCAGCTCCCCGCCCCCAAGGCAGAGGGGAAGAAAGCGTTTGAAATGACGTTGCTGGAATTTGGGAAAAGCAAGTTATCACCAGAACAGGCTGCTCACATTACTAAAACCCAGCAAGTTAAGAGTTTCTATCCACAACACCGAAAAGAAATTACGGCAGCGATAGAACGCGGCGATACCGTGCCTTTGCGAGTCCTCAAGGAGTTCAAGGGTGAAAAGTTCGCTGATGAGATTCTTGATAAGGGCAAGTTGCCTGGCGGCAGGCAGGCGGGCGGCACAATCTTATTCGACCCGGACGAATGGGCTGATATGATAAGAGCGGCGGATATTTACTTCAAGCGTGGGGCGCAGACGTTGGCCGAACTCGCCGATAAATTAGTAGCTGATTTCGGAGAGGAAATAAGGCAGGCTATACCGGAGTTACTGGAGCAGGTTAAAGGCAAGAAAAAAACACCCAACAAGAAGAAACCAAAAAAAACTCCGAAGTCACCTATCCCTAAAATCAGCAAAGAACAATTAACACCACCTGAAGTAAGAAAAGAAATTGCAACTAAAATCAAAAGTGAAATTCCGGAATCCGACATTGCAACACAAGATGCAGTGAACGTAATGGAGGCATATTGGAAGGAGTTTGATGAACGTGAATTGGAAATAAATGTGGCAACGATAAAGAATCAGGAAGCTATTGCAAACGCTCTTGGTAAAACACAATACTTACCTGAGAGTAATCCTGAAGTTGCTAATACCTCTCGTGCGATGATGTTGTACATTGACCTAAAAGAACATCCGGCTGGTCATAATTTTGTAGATAAGTTATCAGAGCAGCAGACGCAGTTGTACAATTTGTCACAAGATTTACCTGCCAACATACGCAAAATAGCAGATGGAATAATACGGCAAAATAAGAAGTTTGGTGAGATGGCAGTCAATGAGGAAGTTATTGCAAACGCCAGAGAGAATTACATAGCGCACTTATGGCAGAAACCTGTTAAGCAAGAAGCGTTACGTGCTCGTTTCCGGCAAACAACCGCCAGGGCAAAGCAAAGAACTATTGAAGGCGGTATAGTAGAGGGGCTTTCGCGCGGTAAAAAACTCAGAGTTGACGATGTTACGTTAGCTACCCAAATAGCTCAGTCGCAAATCAATCAAGCATTGGTTGGAAAGCGACTGTTGACTTTAGGCAAGGATTGGGGCTTATTGTCTCATAAACAGCTTGAAGATTGGGTACAGGTTGAACACCCAGGATTTACTACTTGGAAATGGGCAGGAAAGGCGGATCAAGCAAAAACGTATGGCAGGAACTTCTTCGTAACAGAGGAAGGCAATCTAATGGAGCGAATACCTGTTTATGCCGAACCCAAATTAGGGAAAGTGCTTAATAACGTATTTACACCTTCTGCTTTATACAAAATTCCAGGTGTCAAGACCGTGTCGAGGTATAACGCTCAAATAAAATCCACCATTTTGTTTACAAGCCTTTATCATCATCAAGCGTACATGAGAAGCTATGCTTTCGGCAGTAGAGGACTGAACCCCAAAAAGGCTTATGATTTAGGCAGGCAAGCTATAATGAATATGACGCCGGAAGTGCGTCTATTGGTGCGAAACGGCTTAACGATTGGACGCATACAGGACTATGATCCGCGCATGATAGAAGGTGAACAAACTATTTGGGGGAGAGCATTATCATCTACAAAGCCAACGGAGGCTATAAGGAAGAAACTTGTTGCATTGAGAAAGAGGCAGGAACGGTTTTTGTTCAATAAAATGGGACCGGCTCTGAAAATGCAGGCTGGGCTTTTGGAATTAAGGGCTGAATTAAAGAGAAATCAGGCCGAATTAGAGGCGGGCAATATAACTGCGGATGAGATTGCTGTTGCAGTAGCCAATTTGATAAACAATGATTTTGGTGGTTTGCATTTGGGGCGTATGGGTAGAAGTCAAACAGCACAGCATTTATTTAGGCTTCTTGCACTTGCCCCTGACTGGACGGAATCAAATATTCGTTCGGCAGTTGACGCATTTAGGGGAGGCGAAACAGGGTACTTGCATAGAATGTTCTGGGGTAGAATAGCAGCAAAGGGTTTGGGGGCGACTATCCTTTTTAATTTATTGCTGGCCTCATTTGACGACGAGGATTTCGTAGAGAGATATAAAAAGGCATGGAAAACCGGTCGATTGCGATGGTTGGATGTTGATATAACCCCCATCTACAAGGCATTAGGTGGTGATACGGATGCACGAAAATACTTTTCTTTAATTGGTCATTTTCGAGATCCAGTTAAATTTATTGCTCATCCATTTATTTCAGCAAAGCATAAAGGAAGTGTATTGTCCAGAATTATGTTGGATATGATGATAGGGCAAGATTGGGCAGGCCGGGAATTTACTACGATTGGAGAATTAGCGGGAATAACAGAAGATGGTAAGCGTTCTGGCCGCCTTGTAAAATATGAAAGAGGCGGCGCACGGCCAATAGATCCATCGCAAATTCCATCTTATGCTTTATATCAGGTTAGGTCGGCAATGCCTATACCAATGCAAAATCTGATAGCCTTTATGGGTGGCGAAATGGATGCTTTCGATGCTATTACCAAAAGTGCAGGGTTAATGACAGCTACAACATATCCTAAAGAAACGACAAAACTAAAAGGACTGAGTAGATAGGAGCCTCAAATGAAACGGGCACTGATAGTATTACTGTTAATCGCAGGTTACGTAGGGGCGGCGACGTTCTGGCATATCACAACTTTATCGACTGGCGTTGTATCGAGTCAATATGAACCGGAGCGGTTCGCGGCCAACGGCAGCACAACGACATTCGCGTTCTCTTTCCCATTGGGAGCGACTACGGATTTAGAGGTCTATCTGGTTGTGGATGCTACGGGCGTCGGTACTGAACTGACTTTGACTACGGACTATTCCCTGTCGTTCACGAATAATAACCTGTCGAAGGGCGGTACGATAACTACTGTCGATACATACGATTCCGGTTATACGATAGTGGCTATAAGGAATACGGCCAAGACCCAGACTGCGAACTTTATAAGGGGCCAGGACATACCGGAGGAAACTCTTGAAGGCATTTTGGACCGACAGACAATGTCCATTCAAGACCTCTGGGTTGCCCAAGATAGATCGCCTCACGCCCCAGCAACAGACGACGATCCTGATATGGAGCTTCCAAACGCTATTGATCGGGCGAGTAAGTATCTCGCATTCGATGCCGCTGGCGATGCAATAGCGTCGTCCGGGCCGACCGGCGACAGCTCCATACCAGTAAGCTCTTTTATGGAGACCGTTCTGGACGATACCGATGGCGAATCGGTTATGACTACATTGGGCGGCGTTTACGTTTACAACGTCCAGACGTTCGGTGCTACGGGCGACGGCAGTACCGACGATACGGTTGCGATGAACTTGGCGACGACTACCGCGAATAGCGACGGCGGCGGGACCGTGTACGTGCCCAAAGGCACTTACAAATTGACAAGCTCCCTAATCCTCCACAGTAACACAACTCTATGGATGGACCCGAACGCAGTCCTATTGAGAAACTTCGCGGGCGCCGCCGCCGTTGCCGGATATTCGGCGAAGAATGGAACGATTCGGAACGCTACTCTCGACGTGAGCGATCCCGATACGAACATTACCATTATCGGCGGCCAGATAGTCTCGGACAACGTTTCCTACGTCGGCAACCATTTAATGATGTGGGGCGTCGATAACTTTCGCATGGAAGGGACGCGGGTGCGTCAGGCATACGGGAACGACCAGGGCCTCATCTATCGAGGCAATAACGCCGTATTCTCAAACTTGAATATAGACGTTATCAGCGTCACTGATACCGAAGCGACTCCAAACGACGGGCTGCATATAGCGTCCGGGTCGAATATACGAGTCACCAACTGTTATATTAAAGCCGAAGATGATTCAATCGCCCTGGCCAATTACAACGACGACGGCAACTCGGCAATTACCGATGTGGTGATTTCCAACTGCATCTTCGTTTCCAATCGCAATAATATCAAAATCTCACACGCCTGGAACGTAACCAATATTCATCAGCGAATTGCTATAACCAACTGCATCGGCTACCAGTTAGGCGGCGGCGGAGAACACCTCTGCCAGAACCTTACAATCCTGCCCGAAGAAAGCAGCGACGACAGTAAGATTAAGCACGTAGTGGTAAGTAACTGCATCTTTCACCAGGCGGCCTTCGACGAATGGGCCTCGTACAATGCCCACGGAGTATTCGTAAAGGGCAGCGATAACGTACTGCTCGATAATGTGTGGGTAATAGCACCTAACCGGACGGGATTCTGGATTCAGGATTGCGATAACGTCCAGATTCGAGGCGGGGGGGTGGATACTCCACGCAATAGTGGCTATCCGTGCGTTCAACTCTATACGGTCGATGACATTCTTATCGACGGTGCGTACCTGTCCACACCGACCGGGGCCCAGAACATTTTGATAAACGATGAGTGCGATAATATAAGGATTATCAACTGCGATATTAGGGGTATAGTAAACGCCGGGTCGGGCATTGCCACTAACGCCGGCAGCACCGTCGTCGGGCTGAACATAAGAGGCAATATGTTCTCTAAAGGCTCCACTACCGCATACGGCTACCAGGCGGCGGGCACTGAATCGTATATCCTGTTCGCTGATAACGACTGCCGAGGCGTCACGTCGGGCGTTAAGACTATCGGTGACGTGAACAGTAACCTGATGATGCGCAATAACATCGGCTATGTAACGGAAAACTCAGGCACAGACACGCTCGAAAACAGTAAAACATCAGTGGCGGTTACGCATGGTATGAGCGAGACGCCGACTACCGTGAGTATTACGTGGGCGGAGGACCCGGCAAACGCTATTGCAGACTGGTGGGTCAGTGCAGTCGGGGCAACTACCTTTACGTTGAACGGTGCGAACCCCGGTGCAACTAATCTCGATTTCTATTGGGAAGCAAAAGTACGATAACGGAGATAACAATGGCAAAGAGAAACGGCAATAATGTATGGGCGATCAGGATACTCGTAATACTGGCGCTGGCTGCTGTAGGCGCTGCCGTCGCTTTCGGCGACTGGCGCGGCGGGACAAAGAAAGAAGTAACGATATTGCGCGAGGATCAGAAGGAAGATCAGGCCATGCTGCTATTGCACGACCGCAAGATTACCGTTTTAGAGACCCGGCAAGAGGCCATATATGAAGGCGTTAAGCGCATCGAGGAGAAGCTAAAATGAGCGAGCCCACCCATCAGATAGCGGAAATCCTAAGCCACGTTCATAAAATCAATAAAATAGTAGCCGAGTTGCGGAAGCCGGAGCATAAGCCGCCCGATAGATGGCTGTCGCTTGACAATGCAGAGAAGCTGCTGAACGGCTTTGAAACTGCCATGCACGAAGTTCTGAAAACCTACGAGCAGGCCATTGAAAATAATAGTGAAAAAACCCTTGACAACGGTTAAGATACTGTTATGATTACAGAAACACTATTTTTGTGAAAGGAGCCTCACAATGAACATAATGGGTTGGATAGCAATGATTGACCTCTTTTTCAGACTGTGGCCTGCCATTAAGGAAATCCTCGGAGCGATTACCGACGTCAGCGAAAAAGTAGCGATGGAAGCGAAGATTTGGGAAATATTCAATACAGCCCCCAATCCCGTCGTTCTTATGACTACGCTGAGCGAAGAAATTGACAGTTGGGACGAGGCTTACCAGAAGACAGTCGCCTAATGGCACAAGTCGATGTCCATTTTTCGATGACTTTCGCCGTCGCTCAACGGGCGGGCCGCAAAGATGCCAAGATCATCGCGTTCAGTAACTACCAGACGGATAAGCACAAGCCGACTTTTGGCTCTCATACCCAAGTTAATGGACTATCGTGGATGTGGTCATGGGCCGGGGTGTATTTCCATTTTACGCCAGGTGATATTATCAGGACGCCGCTGGTAACGACGGCCAATAACAGGTGCGTCCAGGCCCTCGTCGAAAAGGCCACGAATCCATTTGAGTTAGGACTTGCCCTGCACACCCTTCAAGACTCATTCAACCACCAGAATTTCTCAGGCCGGACTAATAAAATCAATTCCTGTTTCACTGAGAAGGCATGGTATCGCCGCCTAATCCCGGACTACGGCCACTCTGATATGATGACAATGCCCGATATTACCACGGCCCAGTGGTTCGACCCTCGAATCGAGCAGAATATCAGCAATATCCATCGCACCCAGCTTTCAATTATAGCGACGGGAAAGGCCCTGGGGCTTGATTTGAGCGTGCCCGATGATTTGTTCCACCCGGTAACGGTAGATCAGCGAGAGCGGCGTATGAGGCTGTGGTCGGGGTCGCTGCGGTTCGAGGACATCGCGGAGCCGTTCTGGAGGAAATATCGCAAGGAATGGCTGGCCGCCGCCCGGCGTCAGGTCGAGATTGTCAAGACTTTCCTTTCGTGACTTTCGCTAACCAATGAGGCGCAAACGCCATGGTTCTCTTTCGTCCCTTATTGCGCCGCACAATAATCATACATTCCATGTTAAGGTTTGATTCACCTATAACTTCAACAACTTCGCCTTTCATGCGGCCCTTTATAACTGTTGCTTTATCTCCAATCTCAAGGCTCATAATTACCTATCTCCTTTCGGGTATTCCCTCTGTACGCATCACAATCCTTACAACATTTTGCAGTTCCGGGGGATTCGTGGATTAACGCTCCTTTAGCGAATCGCCCACACGCCCAACATTCCGCCACGGGTCTATCTTTGTCTTTCAATGTTCCGCGTCTTACTTGAGCTATATCGCCCAGAGTCGGAACATCGCCCAAATAATCCTCAACCTCACTCATAACCCGCTTAGCGGCTTCTTTGTTATTGTCTGCCATCCTACTTACTCCTTAACTGTGTAAGGCCCAATTGTCCTTGTGAGTTTGTCATGGGCTTTTTGGCTCCAGGCCGCGACCAACTAATTCGTCGCAAAGAATATTGCTGCCACGGATTTCGTGCGGAGCCCGGGCTGGTGGGGCATATCGCCAGAGTTTTTTCAGGGCTGAATTACTGAATTCGCAGATTGCTTCTGGGTCGTCTGGCCAATTCCATTTTCTACGCGGTTTTCTCATCGGTTTATACGTCTGGGTACTTCATACGGTCTGGATGCTTCCGCTCGAAATCTTGAAAATCCTTAATTACTTTAAGAACGGCTTCTTTGTGAGGTAAACTTTGTGTCAAGGCGTAATACGCGCCTAAAACAACCAGGGCATATTTGTCTTGCGCTCGGAGAACGAACAGTGGCTCATCTTCTGGCAGTGGAATTTTGCCGTCTCTTTTGACTAATCTGTTATTTTCGATGTCGTATTTTCGCTCACGTAAGGCCATTTGAGTTTCCCTTCATTTGATTTCTGATAACATTCCTTGCACAGGTATTTGCCGTTGACTTCTACGAAGCCGGGCTTGCCGCAACTGCATAGGTACTTATTGCTCATGTTCCCTTGAACGCCTTTGACCGGCGACAACTTTTGCAGGTTACATATTGCCGACCAAATACCGTAGTACAATTCCGATTACGAGCATATATACCACATGAGGTATACATGAAGATTTGTCCGTTTCTTATTTCGCGCCAATGTACTTTCTTCTTACTCATGTTCTGTTCCTATTCAAATCGTTCCTTCAGTGATACACTTACGGCAAAGCCACACGCCGGAATACTTGGTTACTCCGGAGTTGTGTCCGCACTTTGAGCATTTGACAGCCTCTAATTGTGGGCCTTGTTTGGCAACGAAGATATTCGGCAATACATCCGTCCAATGCTCTTTTCGTAGCCAGTGTGATGCGTGTGGGATATATTTCTGCTGTGTCTTTTCTCGTCGCCAATATGCCGCGTGGCAAGGAATAGCATCTAACGCCCATTGTACGCAGTTGGCCGGTATTTGAGCCCATGCTTTCGCCGCTTCCGCCTTGCCGACCTTGCGAGGATATATCTGCCAGAACGCCTCGAATTCGGCGGTATAAACAACGTCTTTAGCCTTCGTTTTCCGGGGCTTCTTCACCACAGCATCGCGTATCTCTGTGAGTAGCTGCAAGATTTCTTTTTCGTAAGCCATGTATTACCTTTGTTCTTACTCCTTTGGTGGGGTTAGGGCTTGCTCAAGCCATATTAGTCAAAATCTCTACACTTGATTTTTGTGATAATACGCTCACCTGCACGACTTTTGAGTTCTACGGCTGGGCGCAAAACAATTCCTTCGGCACGAAATTTTCCCCAGTGAGAGTCAAAACCATCTTGAACCATATCGACAGCAGTTTTTAGTGTTCCGTGTCCTATCGTTGGCACAATGTCTATGCCAAGAACCAGTGCTACATCCCTAACGGTATCACGCTTTAGCCACCACTCGCCAACGAGAACATCAAATAGGACGAAATCCACGCCGCCCTTTTGGATTTTCGCACTGTAACCTTCGCCGTAAAGCGTTAGTGAATCCGTTTCCGGATGAATTGCAGCATCCATTTTATCTAAAGGAAACAGTTGTTCGAGCCGTTCAATCAATCGTGCGGGTATGTTTGCATTGTCCGTGCGCCCACCAAATTTGCGATATTCACCACGTTGCCATTCGACTCGAATATTCGTGCCGTCCACTTTTTCCGTGAATTCCCATTCGTTCCCGGCAAGATAGCCTATTTCGGGGGTAGCGAATACCAGAGGCATAATCTTGCCCTTATTCGTCATGTCTCGCTTGAATATCGTTTGGATTTTCGGGTATTTTCTCATTGTCATTGCTCCTTTGGTGGGGTTAGGGTATATCTATATAACCATCAGCGATTTCGTCGTGTATCTGGTCGCCCACAGCTTTCGCCTCTTTGCAAAGGGCGGCAGTTTTGCCGTAAGTGATAGTCTCGAACATATCGTCGGCCCGGATACCAACTACGATTGCCCGAAGAAAACCGTGCTTATCGGCGTACTCGCCTAAATCTCGCACTTTCGGGTCATTGTTCCATGCCATTACTCAATCTCCTTTCAGGGCTTGTCTCTCGTTTTGTGTGCTATCGGGATTCTGGCACAAATATCTCTCGCTGTTTGTTCTTGTTGCCCCCTGGCTCTTAGAATTACCTCATCATTGGCTTCGTCTGCCTTATCAGCAGGGATATAATCTTCGCATACCGATTTAAGGGCCTCAATGTGTTTCGCCTTTTCCTCCAACGTCTCTTTCAGCCGGGCGTTCTCGGCCTCAAGCTCAATGTAAGGCTCACAGTCTGGGCATTGCCCTGCTATGCCTGCGGCAAACGCTTCCCCGTGTTTACGATCAGAATCAGTCATGCCCGGATTGAATATCTTGACATTCTGAGCCTTTTCGAGGGCTTCATTACACAGTCCGCAAAGCGTATAGAATTTGTCGTGTGCGTACTCTTGTTTTTGCCTGTTTTCAGTTATGAACCCCGTGAGCTTATCGTAACCTATTTCTATGTCTCGTAATCGTTCTTCAACGGATCGCATAATCAATCATCCTTAAAAGAGACCTTGCGGGTATGAGTGCAGCATCGAAAGGAATGATGTGCCCCGCAAGGCTCTTGAAAACAAATCGAGATCATCAATACTACACTCATAAATTACAAAGTAACACCCCGCCCTGCACCCGTCAACAAAAATCTTTTATTTTTTTTTCACGCCGCGTTTGGATTGTGCCGATAAAGCACTTATGAAATCGAAACTTGTCAAATCCAAGGAACGGATGGTAGAATTGAGGGGTGCGATAGAGCAGTTCAGGAAGGCTCTGAAAGTCGCCGCCCGGATCTGTGAACAAGAGGAGCGAAAGATATGCAAGCGATGTTAGTTCTTATCGTCCTGTACGCCAACCCGGAATATTTGACTATCCGGGCCGCCGCCGAGCGGAACAACTGCGATGACCTGGTGATCCTACTGGCGATCCGCAAGGCCGAGAACGGCGCTACCGGCAAGGAGTTCGGAATTAAGGGCAAGGCATGGGGTACGGACTTATCGACACAAGCTGGCTGGGCCGCTTGCACGGTACGGAACCATAGAATTCGTCACCGCGAACACGACTGCGGACTCGACTTTATTGCGTGCCTCTCGCGGCGATATTGCCCTGTCGGTGCGGCGAATGACCCGGATAATCTCAATAAAAACTGGGCGAGGAATGTGCGATTCTGGGTCAAAAAGCTCGGTGGTCAATAATCTGGGACAAGCCGACACCGCAATTGGCCTTTTTTGTGTAGAAGTAAAACACGGCAATGAGTGAGTTTGGTAATATTGAGAATCTCAACCAAAGGAAAACCGTAAATATTACGCCACTGAGGTTTAGGCCAACGGAGAATGCTCTTGTGAACTTGGCTACGGGTACTTTTATGAACTTGGCTGCGGTTACTTTTATGGATATGGCTATGACAAGACTGGCACAACAATTGAAGGTTGTCAATATTATGGTTATCTTTAGTCCCGTCGATATGATGAACTACGCGCCCCTTGTTTGGACAAAGTTGGCATTCGCCATTGGCTTCTGCTATTACAATTAGACGTGCTTTCTTCAAAATGTGATGAT